AAACTGACCTACCCAATGGACCTGAGATCAGACTGATCTCTGGTCTATTCGTGCTGGCTGATAGCTATGTAACAGCCTAATCGTAGTAGCATCGGATGGACCTGAGATCAGCGTGCCAGGGAGGACAGCGGAAGACGTTCCCACACGACACCTGGACCCTGATCCCTGGTCCATTAGTTGTTATTAGTCCTTTGGGCTTCCTATAACAACACTCGAGTGATGGACCTGGGATCAGTGTTTGATACAGTTACAGTGCTGGTATAACACTGATCATTGATCAGCGGGCTAAGTCCGAAAGGGTGAAGTTTTGGGAACCCCTGTCCGAAAATCCACTTTAGTGTGGGTTCTGATCCCTGGTCCATCTAGCCCAGACTGTACAGCGATGTGGCAATGGATGGACCTGGGATCAGTTGCGCGGGGATCGTGGGAAACCAACCGAGCGCTTACTGATCCTTTCGTTTGTTTGCGGCTCCTCCTTATTTGTCTCGTTAAGGGCCGCAAGCAGCAAGCCACAAGCTTCAAGCAGCAAGCCACAAGCTTCAAGCGTCAAGCTTGACAGCCAGGAGAATGTAGGATATAAAATTTAAAACAAAGGAGAAAGACATATGGCACAATCATACCCAATCTGGATCAACGTATCCGGAGACAACTACAAGAAGGACAAGAGCTTTGGGTCCCGTGACAGCGTTTCGATGGACATCAAAGTGGGCAGTTCAAAGACCAACAGCCACGACCTGGCAAGAGTCAGTATACACTGGCGGGAGGACAATGCTGGTAATAGGACCTTCGCATTGGCACTAGATGGTCTAGTGATGCGAAGCGGCGTGATGACAGCAGACAAGAAGTTCTTCATGCGTGACCCGGAAGCAGCATGAAGAAGAACCAACAGCTGGCCCAGCTGCTCCTGGAGATCCACGAGCAGTGGGCCCGGGACAACGGTTACAGAGATAAGCCTCAAGCGCCAAGCAACAAGCCTCAAGCAGGCCTCAAGCTCCAAGCTCCGAAAGCCACAAGCAGCAAGCATCAAGTCCCAAGCAGCAAGCGTCAAGCTTGAAGCCACAAGCTGCAAGCTCAGTGATCATGGTCCCTGGAAAAAGTTTCACGGCGCACTGACCGAGGTGCTCTACTAAGATAAATGTATTGTTAGGATGCTTCACATGGAACGCAATTTGGTGTGGACTAAATCGTATCTTGTTACTCTTCGTAACTTTTAGTTCAACTGTAAAAAAGTGGCTGTTAGCATTGTAACCCAGTAGATCAGGAGTGCCGGATAAGCTAAGATTTTCAAGTCTAATCCACGAGATTTTGTTGCAATTTCTTTTAAGTTTTTCATATAATTTTCTCTCTGCTTTCAAGGTAACCCCTGTATTCAAAGTTTAGTAATCTTTTATGTAACCAGGGGGTAGTATTAGTTTTTCTTCACGTTGTGGTTTTAGAACTACGCGTATAGAAGTATCCTTTGGATTGTTGCTTTCATGCACTTCAATACGTTTAATCTCTTCTAAGTAACCGCCTTTTGTTGCAATATATATTCTGGCATTGCTTACAGCGTTACCACGTCTTCCATTATGTCCTTCTGTAAACTTGTCTAAATACTCTTGCAGATGTTTAACAAACATTACTTACCTGCTTTACGCAATTGACTTGACAAATCGTTTATCACATTCTTATAGCCTTGCAATAAATTTCTTGTTTTTTCTAATTCCGATCCTAATTTTTTCCACATGTCTAATTCAACACGCAACTGTCCATTCAACTCTCTATGACCATCGTTGATGTCTTCCAATTCTCTTACACGTTTTTGTAATTCTTCTATCTGTTTAGACATATCTAAATCTCCTCTGTCATCTTTCATATATTGACTTTATAGGATAGTTACCTTAAATTGTCAACTATGGGTTTACCTAAAAGATTAACAGAAATGCAAATGAGATTTGCCGAACACTACGTGTACGGTGATGAGAACGGGCCTATGACTAAAACAGAAGCAGCAATCAAAGCTGGCTACAGCCCGAACAGAGCTAGACAAGAGGGTTCAGAACTAACAAACCCAAAACTATCTCCACTCGTTGTGAAGTACATGGGAGAACTGAGAGAAGAAAGATTACGAAAACATGAAGTAACCTATGAGGGTCACGTTGCAGAACTTGCAAGACTTAGAGAAGCCGCTTTAAAAAAAGGATCGTTCTCTTCAGCAGTGAATGCGGAAGCAAACCGAGGCAAAGCAGCAGGGCTATACATAGATAGGAAAATAATAAAAACAGGAAAGCTAGAGGACCTATCAGAACAAGAATTAGAAGCAAAGATGAAACAAATATTAGACGACTACGGACAGTTGATAAACGTAACACCGGAAGACTCTAAACCTTCTGAATCTTCCTTACCCAAGCCCGAGGAATCATCGTCCGATCCCCAAAACTAAAACTACCATCGTCTTCTCGATCGTAAGAAGCAAATAACTTAATTGATTTTTTATCTTTAGAATACAACCAACCTTCGTTTACAGGTCGTGCTAACTTCATCCTGTCAAACTCTTTGTCAGTAGCCCAGCCCGAATCGCTCACACAGTCGATCCACTCCACTCGGACTCTCGGATAAGGTATGTCGGGAGTTATTGAGGCAACAGCTTTTCTTCTTTTCCTAGGCATAATTCGTTTTAGTACGCCGACACATAAAAGACAATTTATTTTTTTGTTGCGCTACAAAATAAAAAAACTGAAAAGGTATCGCAAATGGTGAAATTGACCTATAAGCGTTGGTATACAAGGCTAATTTTTCGATACCCACCCCATCGCACGGGTATCGCAAGGGTATCGCAAGTGTCGAACTTTTTGGGGTAAATGGTGAACAAACACTGTACTTTTTAGAATTGTTCTAAAGTAGGTGTCGAATTCGATACTTTGCCGACACCCATTCGACACCCAAAGTGTAGAATTATTCTGCCTTACTTTTGCCGTAATGTCGCCTCAATGCTGCCAATCTATCTTCTGCGTTTGAAATTTTTTGTAACATTTTGTCGACTTCACCCAAGATGTCAGTGTGCTCCGGAATGATTAGGTTGTGCTCGTTGATTGCATCTATCCTGTAGACTGCATCCTCTATCTCTGCTTCATATCTTTTCAACAAAGCTATAAACATTTTATCGTTCATTTTTCATCTCCTTTTCTAATTGTGGCAAATCTATGTTGACTGCCTCTTTTTCGTCAAACTTTAACTCGTGATACATGTCCAATCGTTTGAGAAACTTGTGCTTCCATGATCGTAAATTAGCCCCAGAAACAGTGAATTCTTGGTAATATAGGTCAGGAGTACATACCATTATTATACCCTGTTCGATCTTAGAATCGTGTACGTAATCATGGGCCATAGCATAGGCCGCTATCTGCATTTTGTAATCGTCAATCCAGTCTTCTCTCTTTGGTCTGTTGGCTTGCTTGAAGTCTATAATGGTATCCATTTCGTTGTGAACACATACCAAGTCAGTAGACCCAGCGTAAAGCCCAGGATAATACAACGTGACTTCCGAGCCATAGATCGTTTCAACTGGCGTGAGACCCACATCAATAACTTTTTGGGCCATGGCTTTCGCCGTCTGTCCGAGTTCTGTAAGATCATCGTAACCAGTTCCTTGCACGTAGTGCTCCAAGAATTTGTGCATACTAGTGCCCCGTTTACTAGATAAGTTTTTGATTCTGTCTGCTTCTTGTTCTCCAACTTTGGCCTTCCAATCTTTTAAAAATTGTTGATTTTTGGTAGCGCCTAATATCGTAGTTACGCTAGGAAGTCTAGAACCATTTACATCATAGGTCCGTGTTCCGTGGTCATCGATACGTGTACCACTCACATAGTTGTATTTACTACTCCACTTTATCGGTTTACCAATGCTGTGGTATTCTTCTAAATCAGTTTCATCCATCATAATTATTTATTATATAATAAGCTATCAACAGACCTATCAACAGGCAAATCATATTATAACCAAACATACCTATTCCATATTCTACAGTC